TGGTGTTACAATTTTGGAAGCAGAATCTTTTGAACCAGGACAATCGGTTTTTATCGTTGCAGAAAATGGTGATTTAATTCCTGCGCCAATTGGTGAACACGAACTTGAAGACAACACAATTCTTGTAATTGTTGAAGAAGGAATTATTTCTGAAATCAAAGTAAAAGAAGAAGTTGTTGCTGAAGAAGAAGTTGTTGTTGAAGAAGAAGTTGCAATGTCTGACGACGCAACAGAAACTTTGACAAACTTAATCAAAGAAATGATGATGCAATTTTCAAAACAAGTTGCAACTGAAATTGAAACAATCAAAGGTGATTTTTCAAAACAAATTGAAGAATTAAAACTTTCAAAAGAAGTAACACCTTCAGTAAAATTCACACCAGAAACAACACAAGTTGTTGAAGTGAATTTAACAAAAAAACAAAGAATTTTAAAAAACGTAAAAAACTTAAATAACTAAAAAATGGCTACAACTACAACGGTAACATCAAACTACAACGGAAAAGCGGCTGGTGCAATTATCGGTCAAGCATTCAAAGAAATTGACACTATTTCAAAAGGAATCGTTACAATTGCTGAAGACGTAAACTTCAAATTATCATTAAGAAAAATTCAGTACACAAACGGAACGACTGCATATTCTTGCGGATTCACACCAGCGGGTGCAATGGTTTTAAACGAAAACACTTTAGAACCTAAAAAATTTAAAAACGATTTAGACGTTTGCAAGGAAGATTTCCGTGCAACTTGGTCTGACGGAATTATGGGTGCAAGTGCATCAAATCCAAACGCACCAGCCGACATAATGGAGGCATTACAAATGGAAGTTTTAGGCGCTATGGCTGAAAAATTAGAAACAGACATTTGGCAAGGTTCTGACGCAAACGCTGACGAATTTGACGGATTTATCACTTTATGGACTGCTGACGCTGACATCATAAAAGGTGGTAACGGATTGACAAATCCAAGTGCAATTGTATCTGAATCAAACGTTTTAGATGCTTATTTAAAACCAGCATTGAATGCGGTTCCTTACGCTTTAAGACGTAAAGAATTGGTTGTTGCGGTTTCACCAGACGTTGCACAAATGTATGCTTTCAAATTAGCAACTGCTGGAGTAACTAACGGATTAGGAAATACAGATTTCGCTTTATCAATTGGTCGTTATGCAATCGAGGTTGTGAACGGATTACCAGACAACACGGTGGCTGTTTTCGAAAGAAAAAATCTTGTTTTCGGTACTGGTTTACTTGCTGACTACAATACTTTCACATTAGTTGATGAGGATTCAATCGGTTTATTAACTGGAAAAGTACGTGGAAAAGTTGTTTATTCAGCGGGTGTTGGATATTACAATCCAAGTGAAATCGTTTGGTTAACTTACGAAGACTAATTCACAAAAAATAAAAACCGACATTTGAAAAAGTGTCGGTTTATTAAATAACTTAAAAAAATATAACTATGTCGTGTCTTGTATCGAAAGGAAAATTGCTTAATTGCCGTGACCAAAAAGGCGGAATTAAGTCGGTTTATTTTGCAAACGGAACCGCTGACGATTTCGGATTTGTAATTTCAGCACATCAATTGACTTCATTGGGAACTTTAGACGAAGTTTTCAAATACGAAGTAAAAGCAACAACAAACACATTGACTGAAACTGGAACTTCTTCTGAAGACAACGGAACATTCTTTGTTGCACAAGCATTAGCAATTACATTGCCAAAATTAGGTGCAGATTTACAAGCACAAGCACAATTGATTTGTGCTGGAAGACCAAGCGTTTTTGTTGAAGACTACAACGGAAACATTGTTCTTGTAGGTGCTTATAATGGTACTATGTCAAATATGGTAAAACAAACGGGCGGTGCCGCTGGTGATTTATCAGGATTTTCTTTAACAATAAATGCTGAAGAAAAAGACAATTCACCTTTCTTGGATTCATCAATGAAAACTGCATTAAAATTATTAGTATCTGACGTGGTGGTTTCATAAAAATCGGATTTTAATTGTTGAAAAAACGCATTACATTTATTTGTAGTGCGTTTTTTTTGTTACAAACAAATAAAAATTTGTTCTTTTAATATGGTAGTATTCAATCCGACAGACGAAATTCATTCTTTGCGTTGCATTCCGAGAAATCATTCGGAAGTTGTATTGCTAAAATTACGCAATGAATTAAAAGATACAACAGAAACATTCGAAATTCCAGCACTTCAGTACAATTCTTATATGGTTTTAGAATTTGAAAAGGTATTTGTTGAGGGTGAAAGTTCGGAAATACAAATATTTGATTCAATTTCAAATGAATTGTTGTATCGTGGAAAATCTTATGCGACATCGCAAACAGATTTGGAAAATTACAAACTAACAAAAGGCGCTTTAAAAGTATAAAATGGATAACAATTTACAAATATTTCAATTATCGAATTACACAAGACCAGAAATCAAAGAAGTTTCGGGCAAAAAGTGGGTTTTAAATGGTGATAAAAATCAATTTTATTACGATATTATTGACGCTTACAATGGATCGCCAACAAATTCAGCGATTATTGATTCTTATTCGCAATTTATTTACGGAAAAGGATTGACATCAAAAGACAAAGTTTCAAAAGCGAGTGCGTGGGCGTCTGTTATGTCTATGCTTTCAAAATCAGATTTGCGAAAAGTTTGTAAAGATTTTGAAATGTTTGGTGAAGCGTCTTTGGAATTGAAATATCTTGACAATAAATTGCAAAAAATTTATCATATTGCAAAACAATGTATTGCGCCAGAAATTGCAGACGAAAACGGGGAAATAAGCGGATATTATTTTTCGTATGATTTTAGAAATGTAAACAAATACAGACCAGAACGTTTTGACGCTTTTGGATATGGCGAACCAACACGAGGTGAACGAAGTGAAATTTTTATTATTTCAGATTACCAAGTTGGACAATTTTACTATAAAAACCCTTCATATATTTCGGGACTTCCATATAGTTTTATGGAGTCCGAAATCGCCAACTATTGTATCAATCACATTCAAAACGGATTGTCATTCGGACACGTTATAAATATGAATACTGGGGTGCAATTGTCTGAAGAAGAAATAATGCAAAACACGGCACAAATAAAAAATCATTTGACTGGTTCGGGTAATGCTGGAAAATTCTTTTTGAATTGGAACGACAACAAAGATTCTGAAATTACAATCACACCGCTTGAAGTTAGCGATGCGCATCAACAATACCAGTTTTTAAGTGCTGAATCACGTCAGCAAATTATGACATCACACAAATTGACTTCGGGTTTGATTGTTGGTGTCGGTGCATCAAGTGGATTTTCTTCAAATGCTGACGAATTAGAAGTTGCATTCAATGAATTAATGATAAACGTTATTAGACCAAAACAAGAAATTATTCTTGATGGTTTAATGGAAATTTTCGCAAGTCAAAAAATCGCAATTGATTTGTCATTTATATCACTTCGAGCGTCTGACATTGTTTCACAAGACAATGTTCAATCGGTTGCAACTGACGTAATAGATTCAAAGGTTTCATATAATGGTGCGCAAATATCAAGTGCAATTGACATCATTGCAAAAGTAGGTGAAGGAATTTTGACACAAGAACAAGCGATTGTTTTCTTGGTTCAATTCTTATCATTACCAGCGGAAGTTGCGCAAGCAATGTTCACAAATCAAGTTGCACCAATTACACAATTATCACAACAAATTTGTTGTTCAAAAGATAAAATAAACGAAGACGAAGAAATTATTTTAAATCAAATCGCTGAAGGTTTAATTGAATTAGGCGAAGATGAAGACTTGGAAAATTTTGAAATAATTGACGAACGCGAACAAAAAGACGTGCCAGCAATTACGGAATTAACTTTAAAATTGGCTTCAGTTCCGACTTCTTTTCCAAATGTAACAAGTGAACAAGACAACGACTTATTTAAAATACGTTATCAATATGCACCATTAAGAACAAGCGACAATTCACGTGAATTTTGTCGTAAAATGGTGAGTGCGAAAAAAGTTTACAGAAAAGAAGACATTTTGTTTGCAAGTCAAAATCCAGCAATCAATCCAGGATTTGGACCAGGTGGCTCGGACACTTATAATTTGTTTTTGTACAAAGGATCTGTTAATTGCCAACATTTTTTTATGAGAAAAATTTATTTGAAAAGAAACAATAAGTCAATTTCAGTAAATGAAGCGCAAAGAATTATAAACGAATTGGAACCAAGTGAGCGTGCTGGTGCAAGAATTGAAACAAATCCAATTGAAGTAGCGCAAGTTGCTGAATCGTCAAACAATTACTGGAGTTTAGATCCAAATTATAGAAAATAAGATGAAAACAATACTTTTAAAAGAAAATCAACTTACAAAAAACACCCCTTTGGGTGGAAATATTGACGTGGACAAATATGTTTTAGCAATTGCAGACTTTCAACGAATTAGAGTTGAAGAAGTTCTTGGCGAAACGTTATACAATAAAATTTGTGAAGACTTTGAAAACGACGATTTGGTTGATGACTATTTGATTTTATACGAAAATTATTTAGTTCCTTATATCATTCACGGATCGGCAATGGAATATTTGCTTTTTGGTGCGTATCAAATCAATAATGGTGGAATCACAAAGCACAATCCAGCGGATTCAACGTCAATTGAAAAAACTGAAATTGATTATCTTGTAAACCAACAACGAATGAAAATGGAAGTTTACGAATCACGTTTGGAACGTTGGCTTTGTAAAAATCATTTGCCAGAATATGTTTCAAATTCAAACAATATTGTGAATCCAATTAAATCAAAGTTAGTTTGTGGAAAATGGTACTTACAAAACCCGTATTAATATGCGAAAAGTAGATAAAAGAACTGAAGAAAATATCAAAAAAATTAAACTATTTTTAAAAAATGCAAACATTATTAAACGGAGTAACGACAGAAACAACGTCATCGACAATAAACGTTGAAGGACTTCACACAATAACTTGCAACGGATTGATTGATTACAAACAAAGATTGAATTTTTACATTAGTGTAGATAATCAAAATTTTGTAATGTTTAAAAGTGTAGATTTAAAAGAAAATGTTTTCAATATTTACGTAGGTAGTTCAAAAATTTATGTAAAATTTGAAAGTCAATTAACAGAAAATGAACCGATTTTCGTAAAAGTTAGTTAATGGATATATTTTTTAAAATTTCAATGTCAATTTTTGACACAATAAAAATAATAAAAGAAAAAGTTTCAGACATAATTGATTCATCAACTACTAAAATAACAACAGACAACACAAATATAACAACAGATTTATGGCAATTCAAAATATAAATGTAGGTGCAACCGCAAATGACGGAAATGGTGATCCGTTAAGAAGTGCATTCATAAAATGTAATGATAATTTTGACGATTTAGACACGACAAAACAAGACACACTTGTTTCTGGTGCGAATATCAAAACATTAGAAGGACAATCTTTGCTTGGTTCTGGAAATATTGATTTAACGAAATCAGATGTTGGACTTGCAAACGTTGATAATACTTCAGACGTAAACAAACCAATTTCAAGTGCGACGCAAACCGCTTTGAATGCCAAACAAGACACACTTGTTTCTGGTACAAATATAAAAACTATAAATTCAACGTCTTTATTGGGTAGTGGTAACGTTTTAGTTCAACCAACTTTGGTGAGTGGTACGAATATCAAAACTATAAACGGAAATACTATTTTAGGAAGTGGCGATTTGGTTGTTGGCGGAACGACACCGAGTTTGGCAGATGTTACAGACGTAGGAAATACAACCGCAGATGTAATTTATTTCAATGGCAATGTGCCTATTTACGGCATAAATAATTCGTCTTTTTTAGGTTCTGAAAATTTACCTAATGGAAATAGTTATGCTGCAGCAGTTGATGAAACAAGTATCGGGGTTTATGATACAAATCAGGGTGCTTTTGAAACTGGTTTTTATTCAAAAAGAAATATTTTCTCTGAAAGTACGGTTTCAAATATAATTTTAAGTGTTAGCCAGGCACATACTTCAATTGATTTCACTATTGTTGCAAAAAATTTAACCGCTTCAAAATACTATACTATAAATGGACTGGTTACAATTGATTGGGCAAATGAAACTTATAAATATAGAATGATTAATACAAATACAAACGTATTTGATGACGCAGATTTTTTATTATTCAATATTGTATTTGGTTTTAATTCTACACAATTTGAAATAAAAGCAGACAACCAATCAACAAACAATTTTTACATTAATATTAACGCAAATATTTTATAATTATGCCACAAACAACAATAAATGTATATGATAGAAATACAATCGAAACTGAAAAAGTTAAGGGTTGGGAAATGTGCAGAGTTTTTAAAGCGAGTGTTTTAAATTCAGCACCTGATGCAGACGGAATTATTGCAATAGGTACTGGTGCAAATTATATACAAGAATTTACACAAACTTTGGCATCTAATTACAAAGGCACAAATAAATTTGATTTAAGTAAATTAAACGATTTTAATTCTTTTCGTATAACTGCACAAGGGGCTATTTCTTTAGATGGGCAAAATTTTCAAATAGGTTTTAAATTGCTTGATGATAGTTATGCTAATATTGATGTAGTTACACCAAATTACGGAAATGGACACGAAGTTTATAATCACCCAGGCGGAAATTGGGTTGATTGGTATTTGGATATTGAGGTAACATATTATAAAAATGCTGGTGGATATCATTCACTTATTATTAATGGAAATTATAAACATTCTAACGATAGACACCCACCAAAAGTCGATGTTAGTTTGGTGCCAATATGTGGAATTATTGACAATATTTCTCAAAATAACGTATATTTTGATTTAGTTTCTGTTGATATACCATCAAATTGTTATTTGAAGCAAGTTAATATTGATTTTGTAGAATAATGAAAACATATCTTAATTATATTATAACAGGATTGGCTTTATTTTTTGCACCAATACAAGGGTTACTAATAGCTGTAGCCTTTGGTATCTTTTTAGATACGTTTACAGGTATATTTAAAAGCGTTAAACTAAATGGCTGGGTATCTATTAAAAGCAGAAGATTATCCCATATAGTAAGCAAAATGCTATTATACCAAATTACTATTATCTTATTATATGTAATTGATAATTTTTTATTAAACGAATTTATTATACAACATTTTACCATTCAATTTATGTTTACAAA